CTTCTCAAGTGGGTCATCAGACTTCTTGGACCTTTCTTTCGCTTTTTTGAGCGCCTTTTCTAAATCCGCAAGAAATTCGTCATAATCGCCCTTAATTTCAATGATTACAGAACCATCTGCCGCCATGGGTTACACCACCTTTTCAGTGGGCCCATCGGCATCTCTGGCACTACTTGGACCGTTCTATTTTAATTTCAAACCAGCGCCCACAATTTCTACCTTTGCAACGTAGAAACAGCCCTTTACAAGAAGCGTTTTCACTTCGTAACACTGGCATTTCGTACCCGCACATAGGGCATCTGATTTTAGTTAGACCCTTTTTCCACATGCTTCTGGGCCTCCTGATACCGTTTCCGCACCTTTTCGATCAAGGCCGCGTCTCTCTCTTCGACAGTCTGTACTTCTCTCCTTCGATCATCTTTAATCGCATAGAGAGCCCGCATTTTTTTATAGTGTTTCTTTTCCTCTTTACTCATTTTGGAAATGTCGGCTGTGCGATATCGTATGCGCTGCATGAAAAGTGTCTCAGAAGGAAGATTGAATAAAAGACGACGAAAAGCCCACCAGTGCAAATCATCCTTAGATAGGTCTATCCCATACGCCGATAGAAAGGAGGCAAGGATTGCCTCTGAATCAATTTCAAAGTCATATACCCTGCCTCCTTTCTTTTTTGCTTGTCCCTGCGTTTCCTCTTTGCTTTCTTCCCCACGGAAAAACCACAACATCGCGTCGAACGCCGCGGATATATTGGAAGGAATTCCGCTTGGGTAAAACAAATTTAAGAGGCCTACAACATCTGGATTTTCTTCTTTCAGAATCTCAAGTTCGATAGAAATACCAACGCGGAAACTTGGGTTAATTGGGAAGAGTTGTCCGTCTACATCTACGCTGGTGGGGAATCCGTTAAATGGATTCTCTCTCACGGTCTTTTACTCTCTGTTCAGCTTCGGCCCGCAGCTTTGCCCGTTTTTCTGCTCTCCGCTCAAAATCATCTACGATGACAGGCGATGTGGAGGGCGTCAAATCTACCTTCATGGAATTTATGGTCGCCGAAACTTCTTCGCAGAACTTGGCATAAGCATTGATGATATCTCTTGCGTTTACATTGTCACCGAAACACTTCTTGCTTGTCCCTTCACCACAAAGCACATCAAAGAAATCCATGAATGCATTGCACATCATTCTGATTGCCTTAATGCCATTTTTGGCGGGATCTTCCTGAATCATTTCTTTCACACGTTTTCCAACGTCAGCGATCTCTGTCACACCGTTGGTATACAATTCCAAGTTGACGAGATCGAAAGTATCATACTGAATTTCCACGCCGTTGATATTGTAGGTCTCCATAATTTATCCTCCTGTCAGTTAAACACCAGAATCGTCGGAATATGTATAAGCAGCGGGTGCAGAAGTCGCCATGATATCGATGTCAATTTCAGAAGATGCTCCAGCATCGCCGGAACCATCAGAATTGACAATGATAGATGCTGTCCCCTTCTCTCCTTCTCCTGTCAACAGGGAGAAATACACATAAGGTTTAACTACTTTCTGTCCGGTGCCGAACTTGATTGCGTGAGACAACACAAAGTCTTGGAATTCATCCCCAAAGATACGATCACCAGTAACATTGAATGTACGCTGAGTAGATGTTTTGGTAGAAACTGCACCCTGTCTGATATATGCTTTTTCATCTGTTTCGGGGTTCAACTGACTATCCACCGATGCAATACCGGACTGGACTACAATATAATTGGCTACTTTTCCGGCTGATTCTTCCGCGATATCTACGGCAAGAACAAAATCATCATTTGTTGCGACCCCTGCAAACTCAGCGGAAGGGGTGTAATCAGCCATCAGAGCGGAAAGTTTCATAATATTTCCTCCTAATAAATGAATTTCGGCTCGTCGGCTCACGAAAAAATTTTATTCAGATGTGTAATCCATCGTCATAATAATTTGGTGATCTTCTGTTCCATCCTCATAACGATTAAATAGAACAGAATCAGGGTCACTTTCGCTTCGAGAAAATTTGACAACCTTTTTCCCGTCCTCTAATTGAGGCGTTGTTCCGTTGTTGATAATCCAATCTGCGAAGCTTTCCAACGTTTCATCAGCAGAGAGACGCTTATTGTTACTGTTCCCGGGGATAACACGATAAATGATCTTGAATGTATATCTCGCTTGATACGCACCGCGAACATATTTCCTAACCATAAATGTCCCCTGCGGCGTGGACAATGACATTCCCTCTGCGTCATCCGGGACATAAGTGAAGTTGATGACCCCTACGGGCTTATCTGGCCAAGTATTGAGCCAGGAGAGCAATGATCTTGAAATAGATTCCTGCTCTTTATTTGATATTTTTTGTGCCATAGACACCTCACTTGAAGGACTTTTTATAGGACTCTAACCACTTGGGCATGAACTCTGCCTTTGCCGGTTCAATCCAATGCGGTTGTGCGGAGGACTTTGTAAACACCAAAGCCTTGCCGGACGCGACCTTTTTGACCCCAGTGCGAGACCTCCAAGTCCCATCTGGAAGACGAAAGCCCGCAGCCCCCGTTTGAGGGTCCACGTAAACAACACCCTCCCAAAGATAATGAGCATAAGGCCCCGGATATACAATCTTGTCATCGAAAATCCTTGTTCGTTTGGCCAGAGAACCATTCAGCCAGGGAAGAAATTTACTTTCTGTATCCTTCGCCACTTTCTTTGTGAGTTCTTTGTTAGCTTTTTTCAGCTTTGTTTCGATCTTTTCGATATCAATATCGACATGAACAACAACACTTGCCATTAAGCGCCACCAACTTCCCAATGCTGCATCGAAGGGGAACCAAAATCTTTTGCATCCACTTTGGTGATCCTGTGAACATTATCGTAAATCCGATTCATCCACTGAAAGTCTTTCCCTTGCTCAACGATTTCTCCCTTGACAAAGAAAGTGGTTGAGCTTTGCATAGAATCCGTATCAAGGGTCCATAAATTACGTTTATCTTCGGCAGCTTCATATTGCTTCGGAGTAGCGAACTTTTTGTGCGCACCCGTAATTCCATCAATAGCGTCCACATTAAATGGAATAAATAGGTTGACGACGTCTTCCAACCCACTTTCTCTCACATTGGCGGCATGAGCCGCATCAAAGAACACACCCCGCAAAATGGTGATGTTATAAACAGATTCAAAAGTGACTTCATCTTCTGTTATTGTGTAAACAGTTATAGAATGTGGGGCGTACACGGAAAGCACCTCCCGCCGCGATAAAGCAATCCAGTTCTTCCAAGATATCTGGATACGATGGAAGACATATTCCTTTTGGAGTTCTTCGCTAATTCTGCCGAACTTCGGTAACTCACAGAGTAACTGCCAACCGTCTCACTGGACTTCTCTCCCGTTTCGCTCAAAGCTGATTCTTGCGCTTTCTCAATAACCTTGTACTGTTCAGCAAGGGCACAGCAAGCATCTTGGAGGGCCGGAAGAGAGGCATTTTCTGCCGCTCTTCCGACTGTGATATAGTCCAGATATTCACTCGCCCGCTTTGCCAGCATTGGGAACTCAGATTCTGAAATCAACGTCCCAAGGTAGGTTTCTTTGTAATATGTATAATCCGCATATACCATAAGAAACCTCCTTTATTTTCCCGACTTTCTGGACGCTTTTGGTTTAGGGTCAAACGTAGCTTTTTTGAAGTTGAATATTACAGCACTTTGCTCATCAACTAAAACCTCAAAAGTATCATTTTCCTCAACGCGGAAAATAATATCTGCATCAAAGGGAATGTCCTGTTTGGTTGGCGCTCCATTCTTTTTGAACGTCATTACACTTCCGGTTTTCGTCAGATGAAACGGGAAATAATACCCGCTCTGCTCTTCTGGGGCGCTGCTGAATTCCGTATAATCAGGAACATAGTGGAATGTCCCGACTACGGAACCATCTTTCTTAACCTTCAAATCATCACCTACAAGCTCTGAGACTTGTTTCCCCAATAGGGCCTGACTGCTGGGGAAAAGCGTTAAGATGTCAGACCCCATTAACCCCCCGCCGGTTCGTAAATAGCAAAAGGGAATGCATTCTCATTTCCAACGTTATATGCGTTAATAGGGTTCGGAATCTCCCACCCAAGCCGCATAACGGCCCGGAGTGCAACCATGTCGTTCTGCATCAGGTTGTACAGAATATTACCAGTGGTGGGGTCCTGAACAATGCCGCTGTCAAACACCTTAAACGTAATGTCCTGGCGAATCGAATAGACCAGCTGGCTCCAGTCACCCACGATAGCAAGGGATTCCTCCGGGTCATAAGCGCCGTTTACGGGGAAGTACATGCTCATGCCATCCAGCGCGTAGCGGGTATCGCCCTGCATATCAGTCTTAAAGATAGGCTGACCGTTCTTGTCCACCAGGCCGCGCAGTTTGGCACGCATCTGGATAGCAGCCATTACGCCGTTTGGGATATAACCGCTTTCCTCCACTTTCGCGATCACGCCACCCTCGCCCATGATATCTTTGAAAATATCGCTGGTAGCCGTTACAACAGCATTTGCAGTAGTTGCAGAGGGGACAAGGCCATCTCTCCACGAAGTAGGCTTGTTGGTCCCATACAGAATAGCCTTATCAATAACTTTGCCAAATGCCTCTGACAGTCTGGGACGAACTTCACCCCAAATGTCATAGGTGCTATCATCAAGAACTGCTTCCGGAATGGGAACAATAACCGCAATCTCCTCAGCATGAATCTTCTTCTGATCCCACGCCATGTTAGTCACATTCTTAAGGGAAGCTTTGGAATCAGCCGTTCCGGAAGTTGCCTCGCCATTTACGAAGTAAGCCGTAGGCAGTGCGTCAAGCACATTCAAAACCTGTGTCTTGCTGGACATGTTAGGAAGCCGACGAGCCATCCGCAGCACAGCCGATTCAGCTACAGCCCCTTGAATGATCTCGCGGGTTACAGGTTCCGGGATAAGTCCGGATAATTTGCTTCTGTCAATGATATTAACTGGCATTTACAATCTCCTCTCATTTTAATGCACCGCGCAGCAATGCATTCATCACGTCATTTTCACTCGTTTTTTTAGACCCATCTCCAACCGGAGCAGTCCAATCAAATGTTGTTTTTTTCCTGTCAGCAGTCAACGAATCTACTGCTTGCTCAAACGTCGTTTTGTCATCTACCATTTTTAGGGCCTTAAAGGCAATAAATTCGGCCTCTTCCCCACTCAAACCCTTTTTAAGTACATACAAATCTCTTTTGAGTTGGTCTCTTTCGTTTTCTGCTGCGGTCAGTTTCCCGGAAAGAGCCTCTCTCTCCCCGGTCAACCGTTCCCACTTATCCTTTTCAGACTGCTGATTTTCTTTCCATGTACGGAACGCATTTAACTCAGCTTCATCCGGGATACCCTTTGTTGCCTTTGCTACCGCTCTTGCTTTTTCCTTACTGATAAGAGCGTCAACTTCGGCCTGAGTAAAGGTCACCTCGCCACCTGTCCCCGGTGTCGGGTCCTGTACAACAGGATTGCTAATAGGTTCAGCCATTTTATAAACCTCCGTTTTTTGTTTTTGGCCCGTCGGCCACCGTTTAACGCCCGTCGGCAAAAAAACGAGCCATTAACTACCAGTTGTGGTAGTCAATGGCTCAATGGCTCTCGATCAGTTATATTTAATTTCTCCAGACCAATTGCATCTGGTTCCATCCTGTCTTTTTTGTTTGCACACAACATATACGCCGCGTGCCCCATGCTTTACTGGATGAATTTTCTTCCCGCAATTTGGGCAACAAAACCATGTTTCACCGTTTATTTCTTTAATCAATATGTAACCGCCGCCCTTTCGTATTGTGTCGGAAGTCCAGCTTTCTCGCTGAACGCATCATAATATTTCCGAAGCCTTTTAATTCGAATATTTACAGCTTGCGCATCCTCTGACAGCGCCGCAGCTTCATACGCCTTGGCCTCTCTTCGTAGTTTCCTGAGCGTTCTTTCCACTCTCCGCTGCTCCTGACTTGCTTCATATTGATTATATTCTTTCCCCTGATAAACGAAGGGTGGTTTATCTATCTTCTTTAAGTCCTCGTCTGTATAGGTTCGATAAGATACTCCTTCTATATACGGATAATATCTGTGGCGGCAGTTCCACCCTCCGAGACCTGCGCCCTGTCCAAAGCCTGTCGTCGCCTCAAAGTCTTTATACTTTCCTTTTGAGGTTTTCGGCTTCTTTGACCAACGGTATACTTTTCCTTGCCATGACGCATGATTTTCAATTCCATACCCGGTATTTCTTGCGCCTGCATGGGCAGTTACTTCTACCAGATCGGTCTCCAAGTCATCTTGCAATGTTTCCATATAAACTGTATTCATTCTGTTTATGCTGGACATTACCGCCCGCCGGACAGATACATCTACTTGATCTCTATGTCCACTTTCCCAACTAACAGTTTTTAGGCCGCTGTCCGCCAGACCTTTCACGGCTTTTCTAATAGCCGAATTATAATCAATCGCACCGGACATAATCTCAAGTTCCGCCTGGTCTAACGCCCATTGATATGCCTCCAACGCAGACATGACTTTTTGAAAATTGCCCATCCCAACGAAGCCCATCGACCGAGTAATGTTCCTATATTCTGAAAGAGCTTGCTTTCTAATCGCCTCAACATCCACGTCGTTAATCATTAACTTTGGCGTTGTAATCGCTGCGATTGTCAACATTTCCTTCGCATAATTTTGATATCTTGAAACTACATCATCCAGTAGTTTATTTAACTCTTTCTCTCCAATCTCAGTTACAGAAGATATTGCTTCTTCAATTTTTTTGAGATCAATGCCATGGCTCCTTAATGCCCTGATTGCCTCAACTGTTACCTCATTAAGTTCTCCTGCTTTTTTTAGCCTCTTGCATATTTCAATAAGGAGTGTATCTTCGAGCCCCCTAAACAGCTCTGCGAGCGGTTCTGGCATCGAATCTAAGACTTCTGGAGTGAAAGGATATCTTGGCATTACTCGACCTCGTTTTGACCTTCTGTAACCATATCTTCCATTTTAGGCAGCATCCTCTTCGCAGTTTCATCGTCCTCGTTCAACCATTTTGCGCGGAATTCCCAATCATTCAGGATCCCTGCATTGAGTAATTGCATATCCCGTGAAAAGTCAGTTTGCTCATCCTCAATGATACTGTCATCAAAGTCAATGGATATTTCGACGTCCTCATTCACCCCAGCTCCCATCGCAACATTACCCAAACGAAGAATAATACGGCACAACTCAACAAGCACTTGCTCCAAAATGATTTCATGCTTTTTTATATTTCGAAAAAGCGTGCTGTTTTCACTTATTACCTGTGTTGCCGTAGATATATTCCCCTGATCAAACCTGTAATGGCTTTCTCCAAATCCACATTTACTCGAAAGCAAATTGAGTTGGTCTTGAATACCAGTGTTATGTTCTTGGGTGCGGAGTGTCATATCGATAGGAGTAATAACTGCCCCATCCTGGATGTCCTCTGGAAGCACATAAAACACAAGATCATCACTGTCAAAGACCGGTTCTCCGTCCAGATATTCCGTCGCCGACGGTTTGACCATAATTCTCTTTTTCCCAAGGGCAAACTCATTAACATAGCTGTCATAAGCAATATCTACGCCCTTGAGCACATCAATGGAATTTGCAAATACGGAAATTCCCAATGGAACGTTTTCGTTATAGTTGTTAGAGATATTAGGACGATCGATAACGAACTGCCGCCGATCCGAGTTTGTATGTACTACCGGTGGAACTTTCTCAAAGCCAGAAACGCTTGTCAACGAAACTTCGGATTCTACATTATTATTTCGATATCGGTATATCCGGTTCTCAATGTCATACATCCCGTTTGCTTTATGATGTATCTGTAGATAGCAGTAATCCTCTCCGTTGTCGGTAACGATACTGTCAAAAGCACACTCAGTAATAATTCCATTCTGCCACGCCAATGGCCAGATATGCTCCACGGTCACATAGTCCATCACAATTCCATCTGCGCTGTTTGGAATCGGCCCAGCTTCATCTACTTTCATGCCCACAACACGTGGGATAATTGCAACTGTTCCCAAAGCGAAAGCCTTTTCCTGCATCTCATTGGATTTGACCAGAAAATTATTTTCCTCAAATACACTGTTAACAAATTCCTGCTCTTTTGTTCCCTCAAGGGTTATTTGCACCTTCTCATTCATCAAGAGGTTTGCCCAATCCTCTGGGATTTTCTTGCCCATATTGAGGGTATACCGCTTGCAGCGGACAACGCTTGTACCGTTTCGGACCTTGTACTTGTGGAACCCCTTCACATCTCCGACATACCAAGACTTCCACTCCTGCACCTTCGTATAAAACTCTTCTGACACTGTGGAGTAACCAAGTTGTTTCAGTTTTTCGATAATATTCAAGCAGTTACCCCCATTCTCATAAATGCGCGTTCAAAGGCATACCTTGTCGCGGACAAAATGTGGTCATTCCTGTCTGGATATCCGCTGATAAATTCACCGTCTTTATCGCGTTCATATTCATAATTCGCAAACTCCTGGTATGCGTTAGGTGTTCTATGGCGGTCAATCACTATTTTCCTTTTTTGGAGCCACTTAAACCCATAGTCCACGCTTCCAGGCCCTTTCATTGCTGATTGTGCTGGAAGTCCGAACGCTCTTAAATCCGCCACGCTTTTAGGCTCTGCACTGTCGCATGTGATATAAGCGTCTGTGTATTTCTTCCCCTTTATCCAGTCTGCAAGATTCTCGTTAGGCCATTTATTCACATATAGCTCATCCAGCAAATATATCGTTTCTTGGTTTCTGTCGTAATGAGCGCGGATAAAGGCGAGTTGATCTGGGAACCACCCGAAGTCCACGCCCTGATAAATCCGGTCAAAATGAGAAATTTCCTTGTCTGTTATTTTCCGCAGTTCCAAATTCTCAAATACATTTCCACCGGTGCCCACTGCTTCGCCCAGATATTCATGTCGGTATGCCCGCTCATCTGTGGATTTCAAATGCTCAGCTTCCGACAGGAATTGCGACCCAAGCCATTCTGGCGGCGCTTCCAGGTATGTGCTCTTGTGACACAGCCTATCCGGCCTTTCTTCCAGACTATCTTTGTTCGCCCAATTATCACGACTAATGGGCGGATTATAGCTCTCGAAATTCCAGAACTTTGATCCACCACGCATGGTAGATTGCAGAATGTTTCGAATTTCGGCCCTGCCCGCAAACTGGTCCTTCTCCTCGAAATGCGTTACGGCGATATAGCCAAACGGGACCTTAATAGACTTGATTTTCATGGGGTCATCAGCGCCCCGGAACATAATTTTCTGCCCTGTAGGGCGATAAATCAACTCCATGGGCTGGACCTTTGCTTCCCAATACGAGGCCATTCCGAGCTCTCCAATAGCCCATAGGTACTGTGCATATACGCTATCTCGGATAGTGTTTGCCACCTTGCGAAGTACCAAAGCATGGGTATTCTTATTGGCCAGCAGAATGAGCGGCACCAACAGGGACACGCAGGAGGATTTGAGCGACCCACGCCCCCCGGACAGGTCATAGTGGGTATGTCCATGTTGGAACACGTCGCGGGCCAGCAGGTGGAATGCAGGACCAATAACGGAAGACAGACGAATTTCAGACATCTATGACCACCTTGACTTCCATATTTCCCTCTGCATTCTCGGGCGGCTTATCCCGCCATCTACCTGGCCTTCTGTTTTTTAACCAAAAGATTTGCGCTGTAGTGTCCCCAGCAAGCGCCCTTTTCAGCAAGGCATTTTCTACCTCGTAGTCCACGACTTCCTTGCCTTTTTTTAAGGTCTCACGGATATCACTGTATAACTTCTTCCACTCGTACAGTGTTTTCGCAGTAATTCCCATATTGTGAGCTATCTGCTCATCCGTGAGCCCATCCCGGGCCCATCCTTTCAGCAACAAAAGCCCATCTGGTTCCAGCCATTTTTGATACTTGCCTTTTGCCACAATGGGCTCACCACCTTATCATTATTGTATATTCTGGTGGTCCGCCCTGGAGTCGAACCAGGATGTCCCCGGTTATGAGCCGGGCGCTCTGACCATTTGAGATAGCGGACCAGATACCCCTTTCGGGGTATATCGGGGGTTTTGTCAGGCTTCCCGAAGGCCTGTTTGTAATTCTGCGCGCACCTTCACTTAAATTGTCTGCGTCTCCAACCGCAGGTTTCAGTGAAATGGAGAATGGTACGTGCTTCGGTTCACTTCGCGGCCGCAAAGCAATTTGCTGATTCGATAGAAGCACAATCTCCTTCCATCAAATTTCCCCAGCTGGGGATGGTCACCCGTTTTGGAGTTGCACCAAAATCCGCTCTGGCCGGGTGATAGGGAGGCGAGAACAAGGCTCGCGCTCCCAAAGAAAAAGGAGGTACGCCCGATATTGAGACCGCCTCGGAGCCGGGCGAAGGAGGAAGAAAATCTTCTGTTTTGTACATAGCGAGAAAGAAAATTCATTTTCTTTCTCGCGTATATGTACAAAACTATTTCCTGATCAAATTATACCTAAACGCTCCATTTCGGTCAAATTGTTAGACGATCTTAACACTTTGTTTACAATTCAGTTTTGTTTCTGTGTACGTAATTCCAACTGCATACGCCGCCCATACATCGGCAGAGAACCCATAGAACCAATCTGGATTCTTTTTGGTTCCCTTCCCGTTTTTCAGATCATGGGTTGCAAATCGGTCAATCAGTGCTCGGCGGATATTGGCATCCTTGGCCCTGCTGTCATGGCAGAGATGGAGTTTTTCATCCTGGCGGTATATGTAGTCCACTGGCTTCTGTGCTGCTTGCGTGAATCTCCCAACCCATTCGCAGGTTTCAAAAACATTGCGTCCAACCGGCATGCCATAGCTTGCCAAACGCTCAATCACCACAAGATCATACTTCTCCAACTGGAGAATCAAAAGGACCACGGCATTTTGTTCTTTGCCAAACCGCAGCGGACGTAAATCTTCGCTGTCTATGAAGCAATAGGCGCTCTGCTTGTCCCCTGGGTCAATCGCTAAGATTGTCATTCATTGCCCTCATGCTGTCAAATATCCTCATCAAGATCGTAGTGGTTAAACACCCACCGCAGGACCTCCACTAACCCGTCTTTATCAAAGTTGTAGTGGTCAAGCAGCCACCACAGAGCCTTCGCTAACTCGTCTTTTGTAACGCTACTGCACCTCTCCATGTATGCCACCTGTTCAATGGCAAGTCTCCTTGTTTTGAAGGGAATGCGTTCGTCGGTCAACCCTGTTTTTATAATATTTACGGCCTGATCGGGAGAGACATTGGAAGTTGGAAAAAGGATTTTACTGCTCATGCTGTCCGCCCTCCCCGTCGTGGATGGAGCCGCAGTGAATCAGATTTGGCCAGTTTTCCGGTTGGGCCACATCTTCCAGCGTCCAATCATTGCACAGTCCATTTTCGTCCGCCAACACATAGCGCCCTTCATCCTCCCAATAAGTCACGATACCGAAGAAGCCAATATACTCGTTACCGTCTTCATCTTCAGTCCATTCGCCCAGCACATCACCGGTGAATATCTTTTTAGATTCAAAGTGTTCGCCACACTCTTCCCGCGTATCAATATTTGTATACTGACAAACTGTAAAGGGGTTTACCTCAACTTCATCGTACTCGTGAAGGTTATCAATCCATCCGAAAAACGCAATTAGACTACCATCATGGATGCACTGGCATTTCCCTCGCCTTTTTAAGGTGCAATCAGCACGGTCATATACCGGATATCCTTCCACCCACTCGCCATCACTTAGCCGCTTGGCTTTGAAAAGGAGCTCTCTCATTCTGCACCTCCGATGATCTCGTCAAGGGTGATGATTTCATTTGGGCGAAGAGAAGGGAACAAAAAAGGGGTCGAGTGTTGCAATGACAAGTTTTCTGTTGAAAACTCTAATGCCGAAGCCGTACATCTCAATGCTTTCTGCCTCTGAGTATAACATCTTAATAGCCTTTGCCCTCTCTACCTCCTGCTCCGTCCAGCGGGGCTTGCGGATGATGCGGTCGGGGTGGTTGATAAAGTCCATCAACGTTTTTTCGTTGGAACTCAGTCTCCAAATGTCTGTATCCTCTTTAAACATTCTTTCCCCTTCTTTAGTTATTTTCCATAAATATTTATTCTCCTGACTTTTTTCACACTTGTAGTAAAACCTCTCTTCTGGTTCAACCCCCAGCACCTCGCAAATTCTTGGCTTGCTCATGCGAGCGCCATAAGAGCAATAGTCCGTTTCGGTAATTTCCATTCCGGACGATGGGCAAATCAGAAATCCCTTCTTGTTGATTTTTGCGTCCTGGTAATATTGGCAATCTTTACAGCGCACCACCTCCGCAACGTCGGCGGCGGGGACAGCAGATAGAGCGTCCCGACACCTTCTTGCAACCAGCTCATCGCAATCATCATGCATCTCATATTCCTGCCGCAAAACTTCAAGTTCCTGCACGGCAACCGCCCTCTCAATGTACTCCTTCATTCCCACTCCCTCCGTAGTGCGGCCTCAATTTCCAAAATCGAGAATGTATGACTTAACGGCTCTGCGTTCGGGATTTCAGTCTCCGCCGTGATAAATATATTTTCAGGCGTGTAATCCTTAATAACCGCATTGCACCAAAACCCTGTGCTACTCTTGTATGAAACTTTATCCCCAGGTTGGCACGGCATCACCACACACCGCCCCTCCCTGTCCGCCTGGGCCAATTCGCGGATTCTTTTAAGGGGAAGTTCGCCACAAGCGTCTACATAAAGGTCTCTCTGCTTTGCAAGCAGTTCTATCTCCTCCGGCTCCAGGCCAGTTTCCTCATAGGCGGCGAGGCGGTCAACAGCTTTGTTTATCACCTCTTGTTGGATAGGGCTGATACAATCAATACAATCTTCCAGTACATACTTTAATTTCTCCGTCAACTTTTCCATGTTATTTCTCCTTCTGATCACGCGGCTTCTGAATATTCCATCTTGCTGTGCCGCCAGGATATTTTAACGGGATAACCATGATTCCGTTCTCTCTCATGATTTCCTTCATCCGCTCCAACTCGGTCTCTTGCTCTTTCAGCAACGTGTCCCGCCGTTCCAATTCTGCGGCCTGCTTGGCAATCAGTTTTGATTTCTGTTCCAGCTCGGCCCGCAGCTTCTCGTTTTCATCCTGGAACGTGGAGAGGCTGGTAGCAGCATCAAGCGCAACGCCCCTTTTCAATTCTTTCCCTTCAAAATATTCATTTAGTTGCTCAATCAACTTCTCAACATCCATCATGTTTCCTCCTCTCCCTCCGGCGGGCATATTCCGCCCCATTGTTCGGCCATCGCACGGGCAATGCCCGGGAATGTTTTGGAGCGTATTTTGGGGTCGCGTTCTTTGCCTCCTTGAAAACGCCGGTAATTCCCGTGCGCGTCCTTACATCCGCCGTTTACATATGGCTTATGCTCGTCCAGTATATCCGTCGGTTGCAGCGGCGGAAGCCCTTTGAGCCACAGACACGTCCGTTTGCTGTACGGGTGCCCATACTCATACGGCTGTATGGCCTGTGTGTATGGAGGCAGGTCTACAAGCTTCATGGGAGTCGGGTTTTCCACCGCTATGCGCGGACAATCCGCGTTCAGAAATTTCAGGAAAAATTCCCTGGCTTCCATCGCCTTTTCATACCGATCCGGAACAATTTCACCATTTACCCTCATGCGGACGGCCCCGGCTTTTGTCAGGTAAGTACATGGCGGATGCGCGATAATCAAATCCCACCGTATTTTCAGCAGTTCCAGTGCATCGCACTGCAAATGCCATTCGGGATGCCCGCCCGAACACTGCTCTATGTCACAGCTGTATGCTTCATGCCCCAGCGCCCGGAACGCCTTGCAGACCTCCTGTGACTCTTCACAGGCAACCAGTACTTTCATGCTTCTCCCTCCGGCGGGCGGCGGTACAGATTATAGGTCACTCCTAAACCCTTAATAGGCACATAGACTTTTTGCCATTCTCTGAAAATTATTTTATCCTGCGTAACAGCCTTGATAATATGCCACCCGCTTTGCAGCAGTGGGTCAAAGACTTTGAGATATACAGGCTCGTCTTTTATCTCCCGCAGCTGCTCCAGCGTCAGCGGCTCGTTCGGCGGGGTGATGGTGAACATTCCTTTTGTGATACTCAATCCTTTCCCCCCAGCGTCGCCAATTCCCCGCCGCACGCTGCATACCCCGCCAGATCAATCCAGCTATCAATGTGTTCCTGGTTTACAGATGCCCGAGCAATTTTGAGCAAGGCCATCAGAAGCGCTACTGTCGTTTCGTCCATGCACACGTATGTGCCATCAGGCACGCATCTGGCGCGAATTACGGGCTCCCAAAGTGCTGCAATGAGGGAAAAGATATCTTCCGGCTCGCTATATTCCTTGTTCCTATCTTCGCAAACGCACTTCTCCGCAGCGGCGAGAATTTCTTTTCTTGTCATGGGGTTCCCTCCTTCTTCTTCCTTGGCATTCCAAACCTCTGCGCCATATTCCCGTTGGAGTTTGATTTCGTTGCCGGTTAGAATCATGTCGGCTCCTCCATTTTCATTTGCTCTGGTTTGAATGCGCTGTCTTTGATGTCTACATAACGCACGGTCCCGTATTTCTCCAGGTCACAGGCAATCGCCTCCCGCGTCCCTTCGGGATTCTCGACACTGGACGGAATGGGCCGCAGCTTTACGATGATCTCCCACATGGCTCAAAGCTCCAACAGGCGGCAGAGGGTTCCCTCTACCCGGGCCATGGCATGCCGGGAGAGATGGTCCTTTCTGCGCTGTAAGCTGCGCTCCGGCAGCGATTTGACGTGCTCCAGGACCGCCACATAGGTTTGGCCTTGGACACTCTCCACGGCGATATGGGACGCCGCCGCGTAGCGTTCCCGGGACACCAAGGGCGCCGCCACCACGCACCCGGTTTCCCGGTTGTTCTCGGCGGAAGAGAGGATCAGAACCGGTCTGCCATAGTCCTTCTTTCCGCCTCGGTATCGGTCGGTTATGTAAATTTCGCCTTTGTGAATCATGCCTGCCTCCTTGCTGTCCGCCAGTTCCTTGCTCTGGAACAGTCCATGTAATATCCGCCTGCCATCTCAAACAGCCTTGAGCCGATGGCTTCATCGCCCCGGAGAATCGCCTCCAGCGTGTTCTCGCTGGAAAGGATGGTGGGCTTTTTGCTGATGTATCGCGCGTTAATCAGCTCGAATGCCAGGTGAACATCCGCCGGCCGAATTTCCCCCTTCCAGAAGTCATCCAGATAGAGTAGCGGCGTATTTTTCAAGGGTTCGGTTTCCTCCCGAAAATCGTCCCGATCATTTCCAACTGCCTTGGCCCTTCGCGCAAACTCCCGCCACGAAACATACAGGCCGGGTTTGCCGCCCTCAACGATGGCCCGGAAAATGGTGGTGCATAACGTCGTTTTCCCGCAGCCCGGGGTCCCGCAGATGATGAACCAGGAGGGATCTCCCGCCGCGATTTGCTGTACGTAGTCTTGCGCCATGGCAAGTGCTCTCCTCTGCCAGTTCTCCGGCGTTTTCCAGTTCTCCCAGGTGCAAGCCGCCAAGGCATCCGGCGGGATTCCGCTGCGGTCCATGGCCCCCATGGCGTCACGGATGCTCTGGCATTTGCAGCGCTGAAACCGCAGCGCCCCATTTTCCGCCACCGTCATGTCCCCGCCCCGGTCATGGCACGTGGGGCAATGATAGCCTTTCAGCGTCCCGGGGGTCGCGTTGAAAAGTTCCGCCCGTTTCCGCTGTGCTGCGAAGAAATCAAAACGGCTCGTCGTCCCAGCATCCGTCAGTCGCGGAGGGGAGTTTGTCGATGATTGGGCCCTTGTTGGGAAGTCTTGCAAATGGATCATCCTCCTTTGCCCGCTTTTTCTTCTCGTCCTGGAGCCGGGTTACCACCCAGTTCAGAATGGCTCTGTAATCGCTCTTGTAGGTCTTCCCCGTCGCCCCTTTGTAGTTGTCCAGAATCTCGATCAAACGCTCGGTGTCGGCGGGGCCATGAGTGTCAAGCAGCTTCTGGTGCTCGGCATTGGTCATGGAAACAAACTCCGCCCATTGGACCTTGGGCTCTTGTTCGGATTCTCCGGCAGTTTTTTTCTTCTCCGTTTTCGCGCGCGCCCTTTTACGTGGGGGGGTGGGAGAGAAAGGGGGATTATAGGGGGATAGAGAGATAGGGGTTTCAGGGGAAAGAGAGGAAGGGGGAAGAAAGGGGGGAAGAGAGGGCGGGGGTGCGTTACTGTAACTGTTACTGTAACGGTTACAGTAACGCTCCCTGTGCTTTTTCACCCTGTCCGCAGTCTTTTTCCGGGCCGCAATCTTCTTTCGGATGGATGCCAAGGAATCTCGTTCCACTTCCCCCCAATCCTCTGCTGCCTCCCCCCCAGCAAGAAGGGCGAAAAACACCCTATCTCGCTGGATGCTGGAGAGGTTGAGAAGCAACGTCCTGTCCTCTTCTGTGAAAGAGAGTGTAATCATTTTTTACCCTCTTTCCTCAGAACGGCAGCGGTCCATCCCCACCGTCATTGTCCCAGGGCAAGGGTCCATCATCGGGAATGGCGGCGAAGCCGTTAGAGGGCGCTGCGGCCTTTTTCAAGGGCTTGTCCGGGGGCAAGGTGTATTCCCCGCTGCGGACCCGATCTGCGCTCATGGCGCGGAAAGGACGTACCGTCCATCCGGTTTTCCCGTTATAGGACCATTCCTCATTTCGGAAGAGGATGCCCACCAGCTTCCCCACCAGGGAAGTCTCCTCCCAGTTCCAGGTGTACCCGGGGTTGGAGTGCTCAAAGGCGGTGGTCAAGCCTTTGAAGGAGCTCTTTGTCCGTTCGTCGTTGTCAGTCCCATCGTCTTTGGGCAGGAAATGACGCAGAACTCCCTTCCACTTTTTATCCTGTATGGTGTTGGCCTTAAATTCTTTGGAGAAGAACCCTCTCTGCTCTCCCTCCTCAATGTCGAAGAGGACCAGCAGCTGGGGGCCATAATTGGTATCCGCAAAGGATACCTGTTTGACCCGGCAGACATAGGCGTCCAGGGGGAGTTTGGGACGGTCAGAGAACTCCTGCACGGAATCCCAATTTTTCGGTTTTTGAATCATGGTTTTTGTTCCTCCTTGTGGTTGATTTGATTTAATTCATTTCGGATTGTATCCAGAATGCCGATCATGGAGAAAATAACTTCTTCCTGATAATGAAGAAGTAATATGCAAGACTTTGACAGGCTGTTTAATTCTTCATTGATGTCCGTCTTTTTCTTTGGCTCATGAGGCATTTGGTTCACTCCTCCTTTTTACTTAATTGACATGCTTTCACGTTCTTCCAAGGAAACTCCTGGGGCTTCATTCCCATCTTTCAGCCACTTAGACAATTCTGTCCGTTTGACGTCCGGTGACTTATACCGTAGAAAACGGTCCTCAAGGCCGGCATGTGTTACCCAAGAAAAAAACGCTTCTTCATCTGCAATACTCACTGCCTTGGTGTGTCGGAAAGATACCGCACAGCGCGGTGTTTGGAATTTTTGCCCGGCCAGCGCATAGGACAACATTTCTCTCAGCCGATCAACCTTTTTCTCTGTCCGCTTCCTACGCTCGTTTAATACGTCGATCTCATTTTTCAACGCAGTGGCAACGGCGGAAAGATTCTTGATGTAAAGCGCGATATTTTCTAATTTCTCTTCTCGCTGCATCTGTAACGCAGTGAGTTCTTTCAAATTTGTGATTTCACCGGTCTCTGGGTCCGTCCCGGCCTCGATTGCAGCATCAATCGCGGCGTCGATTTCATATAGTTTCAGGTTCACTCGCGCCTCTCCTTCCTTCTGCGGGGACGGTTGTTAGCCCCCAATATTCCCGAATCCGCTGATCGACGAATTTCAGATCATTCTCAATCTCCAGGTCAAACATTTCTTCGGGTGATTTGGAAATGTCTGCCCCGCTGGACTGGGTACGGAAAAAATGGCGGTCGCCCTCCACCATGCAGCGCAGACAAATGGTGACCATTCCCTCAATGCAGACCTTCTCGTCCAGCAGCTTTCCAATGGTCCGCAGCTTGGTTTCTCCAAAATCGGATGTAGTTTCGTGCATGAGGATATAGACGATGACATCCTCTGGAAGTTGTGCCTGAATGAACATCAGCAGCCGCCAAAAGTTGTCCGCGATATCGTTGTAGAGATCAAATGTTGAGCTTCCCGCCTTAGGGGCGGAGTGACCCTTCATAAAGGTATTCGTCAAAAGGTACCCAGCGTCATCAATGACAGCGGTTTTGGTGGGCATCTTTTGCAGGCCAGTGGTAATGGTCTGGTAGCTGTCTGTCTTCATCTGGTATCGGAAGGTCCCGGGGAAAGGCAGCCGCTTCCCCACCACGTTAATCAGAAAGATTTCATCTGGGGCGAAGTTTTTCAGGGAACGGGATTTGCCAGACCCGCTCTTGCCATAAATCAAAACTGGAATCCCGATAAGTCATTCCCCCTTTTCGCCACAGTCCAGGTATTCCTGGAATAGATCGATCTTCTCATCCAGATAGGCCGACATGGTGAAGCTATTATAGGCAAACATGTAGTCCATGAAGTCATCCAGGCACGTGTCCAGGATAAAGTTCCGGCATGTTCTGGCAGAAACCTCTACGACCACCTTTTTAGGGAAAAAGTTTACTCGTTCCTCCATCTTGACAAACCTCCAATTTTTGTTACAATAAAGCTTAAGAATAAAGAGAAAATAATTTTTTCATTTTATTCTCCTTTCTGGACTCTGCCGGTGCTGCAAACCGGCAGAGTTTATTTTTCGCCTTTCTTCCGGAGTTCCTTCCTCCATCGCCAAATAATCCAATCACTCACGCCGTAATGCTCTGCCAGATCGGTACATCGAAGCAGCCTATTCTTCTCTGGAAAGTCCTCCGGCATGGGAGTGTGGTAACGTTTTGGCCTTTTGCCTGGACACCGCTCATTGCACTCTGGATTGGTGCAATTTAGGCATTGCTGGATTTTTTCCGGGGAATCCCAGTTCAATCCAGGATAGAGCATGTTTCTCCTGATGCGTTGGCCAGGGATGGGTTCAGAGGGCGCGTCGGCCCACGGTCTCCTCCCTTCGATATACATCTCGTTCCCGTTGATCTTCACCATATCCCCACCCCCTTTCGCACCTGGGGCAGATATATACCTTCTCTCCAGGTTCCAGGGCGGACACGTTCCACCGCTGCTTGCACCGGCGGCAGAGGCGATACACCGCGCCCCTCATACCACACGGAAGGGAATGCCCCGGCGGGCCAAGGCGGCATTGATCCGGCTCTTCCCTACCTCCCTTCTGCGCCGGGCCTCCTGACGCTTTCTGGCCGCTGGGGCAATGGCCCGAAGAAGGATGTCCATGTCATGGCGTTGCTTGATCTCTTGTACTGGGTTCATTCCAATTCCTCCTCTCTAAATCTTTCCTGCATGAATGATTGTTAAGTAATCCTCATCTGTAAAGCGAAGTGCTTCCCCCATAAGAATCAATTCGTTGAGGGTAAATTTCCCTGGGTCTTTTCGGCGGGCCTGCAACGGAGTTCTTGTTTTTAGTCCGATGAGCGTTGAAATGTTCTCTTCTGTCAGTCCAGCTCTTGCTTTTCCAATACGATACACAACGCCGAATTCATCCCGCCACCGGTCCACCCGGTTTTGCTTCTTCCTTCCCATTGTTTCGCTCCTTTCTGGCTGTCTCAATGTCAGAGACATTACAGCGGTAAATTCTCGCCAGATGTACCCACTTCTTCCGCAGAGGGAACGTATTTCCTTGTTCCCAATGACTAATTGCAGATTGTTCAAGATCAAGCATCTTTGCTGCGGCTTCCTGGGTTAAACCGGCATTGATTCTTAACTCTTTTAGGTTAATATAAATCATTCCTTTCCCTATTTAATTTTCCAATCCAGCGCATGAGGGACGGTCCCATAAAAGAAAGAAAACAAAGCACCAAGGGGGGAGATGCTGAAATAAAGTTACATGGGGGCCGCCCCTCATACGCTGGGTTGGATTATTATTTTTAATTGACTGCGCTTGGCAAAACAGATAGAATAGAAAAGCCATTCTGGCAATAAGGCGGCCTCCGTCCTAAGAAGGGAGGTGTCTTTATAGTTAAGAAGGCATTCTGTTCCTCGGATGAGGCAAAAGACAGATTCCTGAAAGACGGATACGTCATTACTGCGCTATCCTATTTCTCATCTGTCGGGGTTGTTTCCTACTGTCTTGAAAAGGGTTCCGAATGGAGCCGAAAACTTGGCAGTAAGTAATCCCTCATTGGACGCTCTGTGTACACGCACAGGGCGTCCTTTATGCCTGTGCAATCAATCGTCATACCCAATTTAACTTTTTCCATCTGTTGAATTGACTTTTGACAAAAACTCTGTAAAGTCCCCTTCAAATTCAAAGACTACTTCAAGCTCTGTGCCTCCGTGCTTGGAGCTTGAAATTTTATAGTCCTTGATTTCGATGCTCTTGCCGTTCATCTGAAAAAATGATCGGCTCCCAAACTTGCCGATTGCAACGTCCACTATATTGTCACTTCCTTTCAGTTGTGGTAGAATTGCTTCAAGGCAGGGTGATTTAGCACATCTCAAAAAATCCTCGCCTTCACCGACTTCTTCAACGTATCGCCGGATTATCTTGTTGGCCGGTCTGACATAGCGGAAAGGAGATAATTATGGGATTGTTTAATTTTTTCAGAAGTATAGATAAACAAACTTCTGAAAAAGACACTATTGATGAGAAACAAATAATTCCACAACTACAAAATGTCCTATTTGACGATTCAAAAACATTAGAAGAAAAACAGAAAGCTTATTCTGCGATACGAGATGAAGAGGAAAGACGAATAAATGAGATGTATGACACCAACTCAATAGAAGGAATAAAAAGTATCCCCGTCCCGTGCAAGGAAGTGAATGGAGATTCTTCTACTGGAAGGGTTGAATATTATCTTCGCGGGCAATGTTTCTTTAATCATTGGAAATCAGGAAGAGTAGAACTGGCTCTCGCTTGCCTTCGTAAAGCACAAGAGTTGATGTTTGTTTCCGATATGGTATGGAGACGTAGTGATTACTTGCGGCTCGTCGCATATTTGTATGAGGCTGGAAAAGATGCAGAAGCCGAAGAACAACTAAAAAAAATAGACAGTTTTTTAGAAAAACAAGATATTAAGCAAGATGCGAAAATTAAAAGTATAGAATTGGCGTCTTCGCTTGGCACAGACCTTGTTGAAGTGCTCTCATGTCCTACTCCATATTGTGAAGAATGCGCTAAATATCTAAATAGAATTTATTCAATAAGCGGAGAAGACAATCGATTCCCGAAACTTCCAGAAGGTTTTACATCCAGGGAGCCAGGACATCATTTTAGTTGTTTGAGGGTTTATCCGTTTTCGTATGGAATAACTCCACTTTCTTTTGATTGCGAAGATGTTATAAGTTATAGCAATCGCCCATTTATTGATGAAAGAACAGAAGAGCAAATTGAAGAATATAATACATATCTCAGATCAAAAGAAGAAGAAGCTAAATTGCAAAGAAAAAACGAAGATTTTATGCTTGAAAATGCAAAGAGGAAAAGAACCGATTTGAACAATTTGCAATGGTTGAAAGAAAACATTCCAGATATTGCGCCTAAGTCATTGAGTGGCTTCAGGAGAATGAGAACAACAAACTCCAAAAATTATCAAAAAATAGTAGAAGAAGCCGCAAAACTGGGGAAAAACATTTAATTTCCACAGATACAATGGAAAGCTCTGTTATTAGTTAGTTGCTAAAGCACAAGCTTAAATATTAGGAGCATGATAAGCAGGCTCAATAAAAACAACCACGCTACAAAAAGTAGCATTGAAATATCGCCGATATCTGCATATCGGAATAGGGATTTGAACCACTTCAAAAAACCTTTCATTTTCCTCACCTCTTTCTCGTTACAAAGTCTTTTATCAGATATTACAATGTCTCCTTTCTGTTTTCTTCCTGATAAACATTAGTTTTCATTGACATCTCATCTTTCGTCTGATAGAATGAGATCGTAAAAGTTACAATAGAAACTAAGATTAAAAGGGCTATTTTGTCTTATTCGCTTGGTTACACTCAAATTATACCTCATGTATCTCATGTTGTAAAGCCGTTTTATCTCATGTTTCTCATGTTCGTATGATTGCATAATTTGGGAGCTTTGTGTTTGTATATGTTTTACAAGATATTTGAGGCACTTTGTGCAGAAAAGAATATGACCCCGAATGGGGTTGCAAAGATTCTTTCTATCCCATCTGGGGCTATCACTGCATACAAAAAAGGATCTATTCCAAGGGGTAAAACATTAAGAAAAATCGCAGAATATTTTGATGTTTCCCCCGAATATCTTTTAGAGAAAGAAAAATATCCCCTGGCCGAAAGCCAGAGGATTATTGAAAATATCAATTCATCTGAAAACGTAGATTTACTTCTTCATATAATAAAAAACGAAGCATCTCTCAGTAGAGAACAACTCTTGAAGTTACAGGGTTTTGTGTCAGCATTGGAAGCGGAAAATAAATAAAAATGTCCGACAAGTTGTAAAAAGTTTTTTTCTCTTTATCTTACGGTTTAGACCCTAATATATCTTCTAAATAGCTTTTTGCAGCCTCAATAGTTCTTTCGCCCAAATACGCTGGCTCATCTATCATAATGTCATTGATTTCGATAGTATATTTAGTTGGTATTGCCGATCTATTAGGGATGTTAATAGAAAAAGAGAAATTCTCTGATGGAATAATTGCTCCGTTTAACATTAAGAGCGCAGATTCCCCATCCGAAGCAATTAAAACTTTATTATATCTATCCATAAAATTCCTCCAAAATAGATAACGCCTTTAGTGTTATTTTGGAACATTCTTTAAGACTTGGTTTGGACGCCCTATAATATTAAGCCTCATGTCATCTATTACGTCAAATTTTAGCGTGACAGTCGGAGGCGCATCCACATTCTCCTCGATTTTGTATGAGATGAGATGTTCAATAGGATGTCCGTCCACTAAAACTTCACGCTCATCGCCATAGGCACGCACTTCAAATCTTTTCGCCATGCTTGACACTCCTTTTTGTTAGTTAAAAAAACCTAATCGCTTTGCTTCTTCTATTACGATTTTTTGTTTATCTTTTGATAATTTCATTATACTATTTATCAGTGCTTTTCGCAAATCGGAATCAGAAATAGATTTATTTTCGTTTCCCACACACATAATAAACCCCTCCGCAAAATGAATATGGTATCGTGTTGTGGGGACCCACAACACGCGATAAGACGTCTTATCGCTCGATTTACCATATACTACCATTTTTTATCGCAAAAACAACACGGGATTTGTCGAAAAGAGAAGACGGATTTCTTGTGTTTATTATAGAACATTAGTTCCAGTATGAAAAGGGATTTCGGAGAGGAATTCTCTCTCCCCTACCCTAATATCAGGACAAAGGAAGGATATGTTATGAAAAAGAGAGTTCTTGCGCTTGCCCTTGCCATTGTTGCGATTGCTTCAGTTTCAGCATGCGGCAGTGAGTTAAAGTCCAATGATGAATCCAATAAAGAAAATACTTTTGCAGAAGATACCGTTAATGAAGAGAAAACAATTGAGGGTCTGTGTGAAGCAATACATAAAACAGAAACAGAGGATAAAGTCATAACAGATTTTACACCTCAGTCCGGAAGTACAGGTACTATGTATCTTGCGAACATACAAGAAAAAAATGGTGCAGCACCAATTGGTACATTTTTAGTTTCTGGCGAACAATTAGGCGCTATGTATTATGAGGCTCGGCAAGCAAGGCCACAAGGAGGAATGGATGTTAAGGATTACTTTTCAAGTGCGTTAGATTATCTTGGTTTTACAGAAGCGCAAAAGGCTACAGCAAACGCGCTATATGATTATATGGGACTTCAAGGCACCTCAAAAATTGTTGATATCGGCGGATATCGCCTTGTGGCTTATATGGGAGAAAAATTTAATTATTGTCTTTTGTCACAGCCGGCATCAGAAGTAAGTGATTATATTGAAGGACAAGTTCTTGATCTCGGCAATGAAGGAAATAACGCAGAAACGCCTTGAGTATCTCAAGCAATAACAGATCAACGAAATTTTCTAATATCTGTAAAAATCATTTTCAGTAGGATGCAAAAAAAAGAAATCCCCCTGGTGCGGTAACACCAGGGGGATCATTTGAAAGAGTGCAATTTTAGAGGATTGCGCTCCTATCTTAACACATAGGAGGCATATTTTCAATGAGAAAAAAGAAAATTAAAATGCCAACGGCAACACAAATTCGAGGTGGTTCTTGGCGTTGTCAGGTGATGGTAAATGGGAAGTCTCATTCTATTCTTGGGAGTACAGAGACGGAAGCTCAGGCAAAAGCTATCGCATTCAAGCAAGGATTCATAGAACAGAAGAATGCAAATAAGTCAACTCCATTTTTATTGGAAGACGCAATATCAAAATATATTGAGGAAAAAGACAAGGTTCTCTCCCCTTCTACGATTAGAGGGTATGACGCAATAAAAAGACTTCGGTTTCAAGAATTGATGAAAATGGATATTCATTCCATAAAAAAGAATGATTTACAATTAGCTGTGAATAACGAAATGGAAAAAGCGTCTACGAAAACAATCCGAAACTCGTTCGGTCTTGTAAAGACTGTTCTGGAGTACAATGATATTCCAGTTTCTAAAATACGATTACCGGAAGTCATGAAGAAGCGGAAGAGGTATCTCCAGGTTGAGGAAATAGGACCATTGATCAACGCTGTGGACGGTGATATATGTGAAGTTGGAATTCTTCTTGCGGTATGTCTCGGAATGCGACGATCTGAAATTCTTGGACTGTGCGGAGATTGTATAGATACAGAAAAGAATACAATTTATGTGATTCGAGCCTTTGTGTACGACAAAGACAATAAGCCTGTATTAAAATCTATCCCAAAAACCAAAACGTCAAATAGAGTAATCCCCTGCCCTGAATTTATCATGGAAAAGATAAAAGAAAGTTTGCCGGATGATCCTAAGAGAAGAATATTTAGATATCATCCCGAGACGTTGAGAAGACATATTCAAATGGCATGCAAAAAAGCTGGGATCACTATGACAAGTACACATGATTTAAGACATACAAACGCAGCATTAATGCACTTTGTAGGACTGGATGATCTGCACGCTATGCGCCGCGGCGGATGGGCTGATAAACGAACATATGTCAACACCTATTCCTATGTGTTTGAAAAGGCCGCAGACAGTGGAGATGAGAAATTCAATTCATATATTGAGGGATTAAAGGAACAAACTTCACAGCATATTTCACAGCAAACAGAGAAAACTATTGAAAAATAAAGGAGAACATGCGGGTTCGAATCCCACCCGCTCCGCCAAAAGAAAAGCCTTGATCCTCAACGGATCAAGGCTTTTTCCTTTGTGTATCAATGCTTTTTTTGATTCACGTTGGCTTGTGTCGTAGTCATCTTGAGCACGAAATTTTGCTTTTTGAGGGTACATTTTTCACAGCAATTTCACAGCAGTTTCAATGTTTCACGACATACTCATAATAGGAAGCGAGTTTATCTTTTACTGCGTCCTGATCGTCGAGCCAAAAAGCTTTCGCGAAGCTGATATAGGCGTCGATATTATTTATGCCCAATTTCTTAAAAACTTCGGACAGGTCACTATAAGTTGCATTCATGGCAACCTGGAATTTAATAGGGTCCTCTCTTATTCCGTGCTTTTCCATGATGCTACGAATTTGTTCCATGTTCCAGTGAGGCCCACGGGTCCCGTCGCTATTTTCCATTTTCCTCATCCACTCATGAGCAGTGGATTCATTGAGTTCTGGAACAGACATTGAACGAGCGCCGCCTACAAGATTGTTTTCTCCGTGCATTCTGTCTCCTTCTCTCTTGCTCGGGAAGTTTACAACTGATCCGCCGTGCATGTTTGTTTCGTAGTTACGTTCAAATCCGATAGGACGGGTGTATGATCTATCGTCAGAATAATTCATGCCCATATAGTTATTCTGAGGTTCGTATCTCATGTCAGACCAGTCGTGCATTCTCTCAGAGTAATAAGGCGGAAGCCAATGACTGCTCACATCATAATCTCCCATTCTGCTTTGGGGTGCATAGCGGCCATTGTCATAATGTTCACGCCCTCTACGATCTCGGAACTTATCTTCGGGGCCATATTCCATTCGATATCCCCGATTATATTCCTGATCTCGTTTATTCCCTCCAGCCATCATAAGCATTTTAGTCGAACGTTTCATTCGTTTTACCTCCTTAAGCAGTGGGGACAGGCGCTGCGCCACCATCAATACTCAATAAATTGTTATCAGGGGAACAACAAGGATTTCCTATCATACGGAACGAGCCGCCGGTCGGAGTTGTAGAAACACAAACGGAATAACGTGTACGGGTTCTAATACCCGCCGCAGTTACTTGAGAACAGTTGCGTTTTGTCAACGGATATAATTCAGTCCCAGTTCCAATGGTAATGTAGACAGGAGCATTGATAGTTGTTGTCGTAGGTATCGTTTGCGCAACAACAATGCAATACTTCTCTCCGTTTTTATAACTACCAGCCGGGAGGTTGATTTCAAGATTACCGCCAGTGAATGCGACAGCCTGAGAAATTACTAAGTTGTCACAAAGTTTACATACAGGTTTGCAAGACATAATTTTACCTCCGAAAAATCAAGGGCGGCAGACTATTGCCCGCCGCCCGAAGTAATCACGGCAAAGCCGGAATAGAGTGGCCTCTTTTAATCAGGTTAGCAACCACAGCCACAGCCGTTTCCGGCCCCACAGAAGGGATAAGGCGCAGGAACCTGATATGCTGGGACCGGCATCGGATTGATGCGACGGATCAGTTCAGAAGTCTGTGCATCCAATGTGGACGTCAAATAGCTGTTCTGGCTGGCCTGGGATGCTGCTAACTTAAGAGCCTGATTCTCAGACTGGAGAGAATCAATCTTAGACTGAACCATGAAATCCATCAGACCGCGATAGTTTGCGTTCTGGTTGTCAATGATATCGCGGGTGCTATTCTGAATGGTATTTCTGGTATCGCATGCCTGAGTGGCCATGTCATAGCGAACACCCTGAATCGCATTCTGTGTCTGGCAGCAACAATCCTGGAGGTTATAGCCCAGCTGGCACATAGACTTGTCTACGCCACTGAAACCCTGAAGCATTGCAACATTGGTATTGTTGAATCCACCGGTAATTGCATTGTTCAGCGCATAGGTTGAATCACAAATACCCTGCTGGATGTTAGAAATACCACGCTCAACGCCATTAAAAGCAATCGCTTCATTCACATCTGCACGAGTGGCATAACCCTGAAACCCGGGGCTGTTAGAGCCACCGCCAAAACCGCCCCAACCATTACCGCCCCAGATCATAGCCAAGATAATAATGGCCCACAGACCATCTCCCCAGCCGCCGAAGCCACTGTTGTTACCGTTGCCGCTATCACTGCCAAGAGCGTAACCAGTTGCAAAATCGTTATCCATTTGTTTTCTCCTTATCAGTTATTCACACCGGTGTGCACCCCGGATGCGTACAAAACACATCCAGTTTTTTTCAAGACCCGGAAACTGATATGGAGTTTTTTTACCTATTACTTGGGTTGTTTATACCAAGCTGTCTGGCAATGTCATTGATAGATACGCCACGTTCTTTGGCCATATTTTCGGCCATTGTTTTTAATTGCTGAGGATTTTTCCCCTGAATCATTTTTAACGCTTGAGCAACTTGCGGATTCTGTCCAGCCATTTTTTGAAGTAATTGCATAGGATCGCCACCGCCCCGCATGGTTTGCACGAGCATCATGAGAGGGTTATTCATTGGTGCTATCATTGTTCTTTCCCCCGCCTTGTTTTAACTGTTCTACTTCTTGTCTAAGCAAGTTTAATTCATCCCTTGTTGCAAATTGATTTGTTTGCTGGAGGGGCTGATCTTGTTCATATCGGAATGAAAGAAAATCTGAGGAGCCGGTATTCTGATTAAATCTTTTGATGTATACCATTCCATGGCCTAAATCTGGCATAATGGTGCCAGGGCTAAAATAATCAGTCTGGACAGCGACAGCTTCCTCTCTGCTTGTTACCGGACGACAGGTATATCCATTTTGTTGGGTTTGCATTGAAGGTTGCTGTGGCTGTTGTGGTATCTGTGACCCAATATAAGTTTGCGGGGACTGATATTGCATCTGCTGCCCTTGGGGATAAAATTGATAGGGATTGTATCCATAAACTCCAGCCATTCTTTTTCCCTCGCTCTTTTTTATTGACATTATCATATCAAAAAATGGATATCCGCCTGTCCAAATGAAATCCAAATTAAGGGCAAATTAAATACAAAAAAACTGCGGGGAATCACTCCCCGCAGTAAAAAGATTGTTCTGTTTTCTCCCGGATGTGCCGAAGGACATTATTTATTGTTCCTCTTGAGACATCCATCTCTGCCGCAATGGCTTCAATCTGCCACCCACGACGATAAAATAAATTAAATATGGCTTTTTCTCTATCTGTTAGCCACTCACATTTTTCCATAGAGTTTAGTTGCTCTATGCTGTAAATGTAACGAGACAGAGACAACCGCCCTCCTTTTACAGCAAGCCTAAGCGACCAAGGATAGCAATCATCTCATCTCTTTTAGCAGGGCGCTCCGGGCTTGTACCATCCACGATGCCATTTGCCACAGCCTTTGCCCAATGTCCCTCCTGTTGGGACCAGGCAGGCTCAGACAGCGTCTTCGCGTGGAGCTCTGCTTTCTGCATGAGCTGGTAGGCTTGTTCGTTGGTCATTTCAGAGATCAACTTTGTAATATCCATGGGCTCCTCCTCTCCTTCCAGCCGCCGGTTGACCTCGGCGGCAATCTCTCCGTGCCGGTTATACAGATAATCCCCCGGGCAGGCCTTGGCGGCGAACCACCGGTGAACCGTCATATTCTGCTTGTCCACCTGGCCGATCAGGGATTTATCCCCTTTCCACAGCAGTTTCTTGATCCCATTTCTCCGGCAGATATCCGTCAATAGGTCCAGCAATGCGGCGTAGGCTTTGTCTGACACCGGCCAATCCGGCGCCCCGCCATTGTTGGCCACCTCAATGGTGATGGCCCGATGGTCGTTGGCGGCATTGGAGGTACACCAGGACCGGTTGGCCTCCTCCACATACAGGGCAATCCGTCCGTCGCTTCCAATCCCATAATTGCTGCTGGCTTTACGAGACGTGTCAGCAAACAATGCCCCGCAAGTCTCTACGCTGGCATTGCCTGCCATGCAGTGAACGGAAACGGTGTCGATTACGTGGTTGCGCCGCCCGGAATGGTTGGGGGATAATTTGGTGTAGGTCACAAGAGGGCTGTTACTCATCTTTATCTTCCCCTTTTCCGTTGGTCATCTCGTCCAGCATAGATTCTGGAATATCATCTTCTGGATGTACAACAGACAGAGGAGCATTCTTTTCTTCCATAGGAATCCCCCTTTTACTTAAAAAGGTCTGCCAGTGTCTTTGTCTTAGACTTCATGTAGGAACGCTGAATATCATTCCATTCGTCCATTTCCTTTTCCCAGCCGGTCCAGCCCTGCTGCTGCGCATACATGCGGGAGGCGATATCTACATCCACGCCCTCTTTCTCGCTGATAGCCTTAATTGCCATGCGATTCTGATAAAAACGATTTGCCATACTGATTCTCCTTCTTTGTTTTTAGTTTTTGTTTGCGGTTTCTTTCTCAACTTCTGGGAGGCCCGCCACACTGGTCAGAAGGCTCACCACAGCCGCCAGGACAGCCGCAGAGGCTACCATGGGCCAGTTGACATCTCCCAGCACCACAGCGGCTCCAATGCAGCCTACGGCGGTCTGGCAGAGCGTTTTTAGGGCGCGAATTAAGGCTGCGCGAATGAACTCCTTTGTGAATATCTTCAATCAAACACCTCCTTTCCATTTCCAATAAAATCCCCCTGCGCTTTTTCGCTTTCCAGAGGCGCAATCATCAATATGGGAAATTCCTGTAATACATTTTGCGACCGACGCAGAAGGAAATTCATTTATCACGTCCCCGCCTTTAGAAAGTTGGATAACGGGCCTTGCATTTATTTTGGATAGCTTTTTCTTTGTTTCCTCGGAAAGTTTCCTACCCAACATAATTGTGTTTCCCCTCATCCTTTTTCGCAGCAGTTCTATTCGCGCTTCCATTGGGATGGGTTCCCTTTGAGCCTTCTGTTTCCCTTGTAGCGCGGGATCCGCATATTCCCACTCATACCCACCAACAGTTTTGTACCCGTATTCCTTTCTACAGGCAGCGGCAATGTGGCCGCCAGAGCAAAGCCCCAGTTCTCTTGCTGCATCCGACGAAGAGGGGTAAACTTTCCTGTCACCGTCTTTGATAGCAACCACTGGTATCTTTTTAGATTCTTGTGCCTTTTTTAAGTTTTTTACGTTATACTGCATCCTCCCCAAAGAGGACGCATATTGCATATTCCCTTTATAGGTAGTCCATTCCAAGTTATCCGCCCTGTTGTTGCTCGGGTTGCAATCCAAATGATTCACAATGTCGCATCCGGGTTTTGGCTCGCAGAAAACGGATGCGACAATTCGGTGCATCAGCATTGTCTCGTCCTTCCCGTTTTTTGATACGTGGGCCCGCAAGTACCCATTTTCGTCCTCGGAAAGAGACAGGATTTTCCCGGAATAGGTGTGGACGCGATACTTTCCGTTATTTCTTTGTGTTGTGGTTCGCGTTAGGCTCCTTATGCGCCCGAAGTTGCTTACTTCGTAAAGTCCAGCATATCCAGGTACATCGGCCCAAACTTCATGCTCCGCGAGAATACATTCTTTCATAGGGCCTCCGAATTATTGCTTTTCCTTAGTAAATTCCAAATGCTCTCATTCCAGCCGCTTTCCACCAGGCTTTCCATTTTTCACTCATTCCCTTCACCTCCTCTCCACAATATGAAGTCTTTCGACTTCGGCCATGATTGTTGATAAATGCCCGTTTCCTCCAAGCGATTTGTACGCTTGATACATTTCAGTGAGGCTTTCCTTGTCCTCTAAGGAAATTTCTCCTTCGTGAATGTATGAGGAGCCGAGATATCTAACGCGGTCGATCATCAATACCTTTTGCGCTTCCACAAGCGCGTCCAGTTTCCCGGACGAATTCTTTTTCTTGGCCCAGTGGTGATTGAGGATCGCAACGACAATCGCAGATAAGCCGCTGGACCCCAAGGCAACGCCCGCCAGTGTAAAAAGCTGCTCCATATCTATTTCTCCTGTTTGTTACAGGCACGGCAAAGCCCCGGCCTGTTCTCTTGACAAACCGGGGCAGGATGGTATAATGGAAACAGAAAGGGCGCTGCTACTGCGGTTAGCCCTCAAAGCAAATCAAACAAACTTATGTTGACCGTTTGGAAGCCAGCCAAGCGGTCAACACGCTTTTATGGAGAGTATGTAGGCCGCAAAGGCCAAGCATACAAAAAACTTCCAGAGAAAGTTTCCCATCCAAGCATCACCTCCCTTCGCAGGGAAGTGGCTAACCGCCGTCTATGTAACAGCGCCTCTTTCTGACCCCTTTCGGGGCGTATCCATCATACCATGCTGCGCCGCAGATTGTCAATTTTTGCTGTCCCATCCGTGGGGCAGCATTTTATTTTTTTACTCCCTCCCAAAACTCCGGGTTCGTCTCCGGGGACCAGGTGTTGGTGTCAATCTTGCTGCGCCAGGTTTTGCCACCAGCGGTGCAGCAGTCCCCTTTGGCGTAGGGGGAAGTGGAGAGGGAGAGGAAGGGCAGCGCCTTGTCCGGGTCAGTGGACCAGACAAACCCCCACTGGGCGGGCAGCTCCTCCGGCTCCTGGGGATAGATTTCACTGTCATAGACCTGGAGGAGCCGAACCACCCGCCCGGCGCTGGACCGGCAGACAAAGCTATCTTTCTGGCCTGCCTTGCGCTCCAGCATGTTTTTGGCAGCCTTGGCCGCCTGGAAGTCCGGGATATACTCCTCTGTGGCACAGAGTTCCGTGCCGGTCATGGAGGGGGATTCTGCTTGCAAGTTGACTGCGGCAGCCTTCCCCGCCCGGCGCAGGGTATCCAAAACAAACTCTTTTTCAGTCAACGTCATTCACTCCTTCTCGAATTGCTGCCGCCATGGCGGCCCAGGTGACGGGCTCCTCCGGCTCTTCCGGCGGGAGGTCGGGGTGGTCTGCTTCATAGGCGTCCAGCGCCTCCTGGTTGGTCTCCAGGCTTGTCACAGCGCCGTTTTCCACGGTCAGGGTCACAAACCCCTTTGCCGCAAGATAGGGGCTCAGGAGATCGTCAGGTAGGGTCACACAGTTTGGAAAAGGTTGTCCCATGGGGTTGCCGTGGT